GTTATAAATTAATGCTCCTCTAGCTGTAATTGTTACACCAGTAAAAGATAAATCAGCGAAGTCAACAATTGCAACACCTGATGCAACTGAAGTACTTGGATTTGGTTTTACTAATGCTCCACCACCTATAGTATACTGACCAGAAGCCGGAACTTCATTAGTCGATGTGTATGCTGTAGTAGCAGAGTTCAATGTTGCAGTAGAAGAATACAAAGCAAGTTTAAAATTGTCACCACCAGAAAATTGAAAATCATGTTTTCCTTCTAATAGTTCCTTTTTAAAACTGTTTGCAACCGCTTGTGTTATTGCCATGTTTTACTCCTTAATTATTGTTGTTTAGGAAGACGCGGCGAACCACTTTGGTATTCATCTCGTCTTCTTCTTCCCATTTGTTCTACAGTAAATCCTTCAAGAGCTTGCTTATATTTTCCTTCGTAGAATTGGATCATATCAGCTGGTCCTTTTAAAAAACCATAAGCCTCTACTAAACATGCATACAAAAGACCGTTAGGGAATTCAGAACTTAAGTATGTAGTTGTATTACTACTAGATAAACCAGTAGGTTTCAAGATATAATTTATCTGCATGTTATAATTTTGATCTGGTGTTGGAGCCAATACAATTGTGTTTTCGTCCCAATATGAGTAGTATTTTGGTAGTCCTTGGACTCCAGTTGGATTATACTCAGATATAAAGTTCGTGTCTCTATATTCTAGAAACGAGCGGCTAGAGTTATCTGCACCACCTGTAGAATTAGTGATTTGCGCTGATCTTATAACCAATGTTTCATCATTAATAAGAGGTGTATTCACATATCTTTGACCTGCAACAATATCAGCTTGTGCATAAGATCTATTGTTATCTGAATCTACGTCTCTTAAAATTCTAAATTCAGCGTCTGAAATAAATCCATCTACAATAGTTGATGTAAATACATTTGAATCTACTTCACAATAATCTCTAATTTTTGTTACTAATTCTGCGTATGTCATATTATGGTGTTAATGTTACAGGCCCTGCTGTAACAAAACTTCCTCCAAATCTTCCTGATACAGTTGGTGTACTTCCTAAATTAAAAGTATAATTATCTGTACCGGTTACTGTTATACTAAATCCTGATGAATTTTCAAATACTGTATAAGCTATTCCTCCAGGAGAGCCATCTACATTTCTAAATACAACAATATCTCCTGTTGTTCTTCCATGTGAAGGTTCATAAACATTTATTGTAGAACTTCCTGATGTAATAATAAAAGGATTACTAGATAATAATGGATCTGTTTGAGGTTCAGTTCTATCAGGTCTAGCATTCATTAATCCTTGTGGGTCAGCTGTATGTGGTTTTGGCTCAAGCTGTGGTTGTTTAGGTTCAAATTCAGAAATATGTACTCTTGCTCCATTCCATTCTTTTACCATTTCTTTATATGGAAATTCCATACCTGATCTATCAGATATAAATTTAGAATATTTTCCTGAAGCAGTATTAGACATTTGGATAATAAGTTTTAGGGGTTATGTAAGAACTTGATGAAGAACCGTCTTCTTGTAATGCTCTATTTAATTCATCTTCATACAATAATTTTAATTCTTGAGTTCTTTGTGGTGCAAATTTTTGAGATAAATAATAAGATAAACCTGAGACCATACAAGGAACAAATCTATATGGAACATCTGTTGCATTAGTATAGTCCCCAACATCTTGGATTCTTTTTACATAATAATAATTAATTGTATTACCAGCTTCACTTGAACCTGGAGTTAAATATAAAGTGATAGTTACTTTATCAATAAATCTTTGAACAAAATATTGTGTTGGAGTTCCTTCAGAAGTCTTATTTGATAAGGCTTGATATTCACTTCTTGAAATTTTTGTTAATGGAAAATCTACACTTGAAGAATTTCTATACGCTGCTTCCAAAATATCATCTACACCATAAACAGCTGTAGGATCAGATGTACCATCACTAGCTGCTCTATACATAGTGTATTCTGATTGACCATCAACTAATGTGATTGAATTGTTTGCAACTTCCCAATAGTGTAAACCTCTATTAGCCCATTCTTGAAACATTATATTTAAAGAACGTCTTGCAGATTTTAAATTAAAACCTGCGTTAGGTTGCATACCTATTCTTTCATAAGCTTCTTCTATGATTTCATCAATCGCAAAAGTCTTATCAAAAGTGTATGTACCAGAAGTAGTATTAGCCATTAAGCCTCCTACTTATCTAAGATTACAGTAACAGTTCCAGTTAAGCTAGTTACATTCATTCCATCTTCAAAAAGAATCCCATCTTCTGAAAGATTGTAAGCAAAAACATCACCTGCTGGTGCGTCTGCTTGAAAATAATTTGTACCTGAAGCTCCACCATTTAGTAAAGTTACAGTTGCGGCAGTTGTTGTGTTAGGTGCACCAAGAATAATTCCTCTTAATCTTGTTCTACCTGCGAACACTGCACCATCAGCATCTAATCTAACTGCTTTAACATCTGATTTCATATTTTTTTCTCCATTAAATTTTTAAGAGCTCCCGAAGGAGCTCTATAATTAATTACGCAACTGTTGCTGTTGGGTCATTCAATTGAAGCCATTGAGCTCCATCTGAAAACACATAACAAGAAACAGAAGTTCCATTAGCACCATTCTTAACGTAAGCTATTACGCCTTCGTTAGCTGTTGCTAATAAAGTTCTTGGGTTTGTAGTAGCAGCAGTTGATAATGTAGTTACATTACCTGAAGCAGCTATGAATGGAAGGTTTCCACCTTGCTGTGTATCTGTTGCTGCAGACCCTTGTGCGTTTACATTTGGTCCACCGATGAAGCCATTAAGTGCTACAACTGGACCTGTAAAAGTAGTGTTTGCCATATTTATATCCTCCTAATTATTTCCACATAGTCTTTAGGCCGTCGACTATACGCGTCTATGCAGAATTTTATGTATAGTTGTTAATTTATATATGAAATTATTAAAAAGTGCAAGGAATCCTTAGGAGAAAAAGCAGTTTCTAGCAATATTAAAGTTCTAATTAACCAGCGTAAAGATGTACTTCGTAATCTTTTTCGTTAGTATGAACTTTTGTCTCTTGTTCTCTGATAATAGATCTAATTACTTGTTTGATCTCATCACCTAGAACAGACATTTCTGGTGTTATTTGTCCTTTGTTTTCAAGAAACAACTCATTCCATCTAGACTCGAGTTTGAGTTTCTTCGCGAACATCACCATGTTGTCCTGAGCCATTGTAAACCTCCTCATAGGTTATATAAAAATCACTTACAGTACTTGTATATTGTAAATCATTTTTCTCCCATTTTATATCAGATTTTCCTAGAAAGTCAATGATATGTGGATTTAACTCATCAGTGTTGTTTATCTCTTTATCACTTTCAATTTCAAATTTTGTTTGAAGATATTTTGTAAAGATTTGTACTAAATATTTATGTGTCATGTTTTTCCTTTCTATCAAAAAGAAAGGGCCCGATCAAGGGCCCTTCCAAAATAAATACTTAATTAAATCAAGTATTAAGCACCTGGTGATCCGAAGATACCTCTGAAATCAGAGAAACCAAAAGAGTATCTCTCTCTTGCTTTGTATCTTACGTTACCAGTATCGAAGTCACCTTCCATTGCAGTTTTGATTGGTGATCTTACGAACATTTTCATACCATTAGGCACGTCTGTTTTGATAAAGAACGCGTCTGTGTCAGTTAAGAAATTGTTCACAGTGTAACCTTGTGGAACCATTCCCATGCTGTTGATCGCATTGATATCATTGTCCGCAGTACCAGTTCTTTGAGAAGATTTCATTAATCTTTCCGCTGTGAATTGTAGTTCACTTGGAATAATTAATTTCATTCCTCTCGCTGCAACTTTCAAGCCTCTTTCATCAGTGAACGCAGCAATATCAATTAATGCTTGTTCTAATGAAGTTTCATTTAAGTCGGCAGAAGTGCCTAACTCATTTGAAACTGTACCAGCGATTGTTGGGTGGTCAGTAGCACAAAGCTCTTTTCCATCACCGCCAGCAAAGCCTGAATCAAATGCATTGTTTAATACATTTGCTGCTTTTACTTGTTTGGTATTCGCCATAGATCTAGCTAATGCTTTTGTATATCTAGACGCAAGTCTGTCATACAAGTTATCTTCGATCGCTTCTTCAGTAATCGAAAATGCAAGAGCAATAGTCTCGTGCGTGTATCTGCTCGTGAAAGTTTCTTGTGCATTGTCAAAAGTCACGCCAGAACCTTCTGGTTTAACTTGTGCATTGCCAAAACCAGATAACATTACTTCTTCTTCAAAAGCTCTGTCAGATGATTCTGTGTCGAAAATTTCAGTATGCTGATTTTCATACCTTTTATACTCCAAGCCGAATAAAGCATTCAAACCTGGCTCTAGTTCTTTAACTAGTTGTCCTCTACTTATCGCCATAATTTATCTCCTTATATTCCGCTTGTAGTTTTTAAGTTATGTTCGTTGATAATTCCAACAACATTAACATTTGCTGCATAAGTAGTAGCATTTGCTAAATTGTTATTTTCATCATCTCTAGTAACTCCGATAACTTTTATTTGTTTTGCATTCGTAGTCATGTTTGTCATGCTAACTTCAACAGCAGAAATGTAGTTCGGTGAAGAACCAGCAGCATAAGTTGCTAAATCTGCGTTTAAGTTAATGCTAGCAATCGGCATGGCTGCGTCTGCTTGTATTTCGAACCTTTCATAAGGATCATCAGAAACAAATCCAACAATGTCTGTTGCAGTGTTAGATGCTTCTAAGTGATTTGCCCATGTAGGTTTCGAGCTTGATGAGTCAGTATAGAAAACACCATTAAGCGAACCTAGTAAGTTTCCACCTGCTCCGCCTACACCAATATAACCAGTAGCTAATGCTTGAACTGGATCATTTTGGTATATAGCCGAAGAGCTGGCTGCAATACTATATTCACTTAAACCTTGGTTATCTCTATTTTGACCAACTTTACCTATTGCTCTCAAACCGAAAGCGGCGTCTTTGTTAGTTGCCATAGTTTTTACTCCTTAGTTTTAGTTTATATTAAGTATCGCGGTAGTTGGTATTGCTAAAAAATTATTTTTTAGTACCACCAAAAGTTACGCGACTCTGTCGATCACTATTGATCGGCATACTTGGGTGTTGTTCCTTCAAAAGATCGTTGTTAACTGCTTCATCTCGATCTTGTACTTGTTTCTTAAAGTACGCATCACGTGATTTTGCGATCTCTTCCGGTATCCTTGCCAACACAAGGCCGCCTACTCCGATTACTCCTGCGTATTTTCCTTCAGCAACTTGCGGATAAGGGTGTTCCGGGTATTGATCTGCTCTTACGAGTTCCCATCCGGATCTAAGTTTACCTGACATGTTCTTTGTATCGTCCATACCAAGTGTCTCAGTTCTTATCCATCTATGCCTAAAACCATCTGGCGCAGGTGGTGCATCTAAAGATGACGGGGGAGTCCAGGTTGTAGGTCTAACTTCGTTAGATCTTGACTGACTCGCACGAGGGGTCTTATTTACTTTTTCGTTTTCCATATGCTTAAACCTCCTTCATGTGTTTTTTTTGTTTTGCATAATCTTCTAATGACACTCCTAATTTTTTGGCGATAGCAACTTCAGAAGGGGTGAGACTGATAGTTTTGCGACCTGTTTTTGTGCTTCGCGTCGCCGCCGCTACTGTTTGCACAGGCTTAGTCGTTTGAGCCTTTGTATCAGTAGTTGTATCAAATTTATGCGGAAATTCAAGTCTTATTCTTTTATCAATTTCAGCATAATATTCGTCACTATTAGCATCATAACCTTCAGCTTCCAATTTATTATGAATGTCAAAAGCCGTATAAGTCATTGCTGTATCACTACCAAACCACTTATTTTTAGCTCCCCATGACTCTGCACGAGGGTCTACATTTTGTTGTGTTGGTTGCTGTTGGTTAAAATTAGGAATTTCATCCTTCTTAGACTCAACTGCTTTTTGTGATTGTTCAGCCATTAACTTAGCTTCAGCAAGTCTAGATTCTTCATAACCTAATCTTGCTATTTCTTTTTGAGCTTCAACTTCTGCCGCAACATCATCATTAACTCTTGCTTGAGATAATTTTGTTTGTGCTGCAATTAGTCCAGCTTTGATAGCGTCTTCTCTATCTTTTACTCCAGCTTGTTCAACTGAAGAATATTTTTTAGATAAAGCATCTCTTTGTTCTTTTTGAACTCTTGCAAATTCAATAGCTTCATCTCTTTGTCTTTGTGCTTCTCTCCACTTTCCAGTAAGTTTAGCAATTCTTCTTTGAACGTCTTTAGAGTAATTCTCTAATTCTGTATCTTTTTCTTCTTTCTTTTCACTAGCCTCTTGCTCCTCGTTACTCGCTTCTGGCGTCGAGGGACTAGATTCTACTTCCTTGGTTTCTACTTGTTCTTCAGTTTGAGAATCATCGTTTAATTCGATTTCTTCTCCTGGTCCTGAAGTATCAATATCCACCATAGGAATATCTTTTTTTGCTTCTTCTTGCATAGTATCCTCCTATGTTAAATGTAATGCAACACAGATTCTGGATCTTTAACAGTACCCAAAACCTCGTCGTCGTTAAGAAGACGGACTTCTCCACCTTCTATTGGTAAACGTGATCCTGCATATCTTGCAAATATCACCCAATCTTTTTCTTTACACCAAGGACCTGTTTGAAATTTATCTTTGTCTTTATAACAAAGGGGTCCCATCTTTAAAACATAGCCACAGTTTGTAACCATTCTAGCTTTGTCTAAAGATTCTTGTGAAAATATAATTCCACCTTTAGTTTTTTCTTTTGGTGTAAAAGGTAAAACTAACATTCTCCATCCTGATGGTTCAGGTAACTGTTCCATCATTTCTCCAATGTTATTTTCGTCTAACCTTTTTGATTCTTCTACTGATTTTA